TCTGCTAATCCTAATGGTTATCCAATGCCGTTTGCTGGTACAGTAATGGCTGTAAGTTTCTTATTCGCAGGTGGAAGTATCACCTCAAATAGTACTAATAACACTTGGAGATTGAGAACAAACGGTGCAGCAAGCGGTACAGATTTTTCATGGGCATCTAATTCTTTAACAAACCCTAACGGTACTGCATACACTAAGGTAGTAACTGGCTCATCAGTGGGATTAACTTTCAATGCTGGCGACCATGTACAACTTAAAAGAACTGCTAGTGGAACAAGTTTGAACAATGCACAAGCAATAGTATGGGTCCAGTTTAACTTTTGAGGTGATTAAATGGAATGGGATGAATTAAGGGGAATTAGACAAGGAATGCTAAAACAGATGGATATATACCAATTGGTTATCCCTTACAATAACTTAACAGATACACAAAAAACAGAACTAGAACAATACAGAACAGATTTATTAACACTACCCCAAGACTACGAAACACCGGAATTAGCATATGCTAACATACCGACAAAACCAACATGGATGGATTGATAGATGGAATTCGTATTTGGCGCAGATCTAGCCAACGAGTTAATAAAATTCACAAACATTATTGAAGAAGCAAATATAAGTCAACCTCTAGAGTCTGCCGCACCAGTGGAATATAGTGAAATTATAGCAGATTCGGAAAACACAGATGTTGTTTATATCGGAAACTCGACAGTCACTACTTCTTCCGGTTTTCCACTAAAGAAAAATGCGAGAATGGGGATGGTTGTTTCAGAAACAGCATTAATGTATGCAGTATCTCCAACGGCTAATCAAAAAGTGCATGTCATAGGTGGCGGATATCATTTGGAAGATCCGCCAGTTAGCGAAATAGAAGTAACAGGCGGGAATATCACAACATACGCCCAAGAAAACGGAGTGCAATATAGAGTACACACATTCACCGGAGTTACTATTTTTGATGTGACAGCCGAAGGATGGGCTGATGTCCTCCTTGTAGGAGGAGGAGGCGGTGGCGGCGCTGATGGCGGCGGCGGCGCCGGCGGAGGTGGTGTTATGTTGATGAAAAGACGACTATTTTCAGCCGAACCATATCAGATAATAATAGGGGCTGGCGGAGCAGGTGCAGAATACCCATTTGTGCAAGGAACAAAAGCGACTAATTCTTCTGTAGTCCAACAAGCAGACCTAGCAGGTACTTGGCCCGAATTAGGTTTCCCTTTCAAAGAGATAGCAAAATTTGGAGGCGGCGGCGGTGGAGGAGAAACGGGAGATAGACCTTCCTCGGCTCCAGAAGATATAGGAGATGGTTCACCTGCAAATGGTGGCGGTGGTGGACAACCTGACCCTGGTACTGGGGCGCAAGGAGTTTCAGCATACAGACACGGCAGTTTCAACACCGGCCACAGAACAATTCCGTATGATGGTTTCAAAGGCGGCGACCATGGAAATGTTTCTTCTTCAAGATCTGGAGGAGGTGGAGCTGGTTCAGCATCCAACGGCTCTGATGGCCCCCAAGGGCATGGTGGCAAAGGAATACAATTGAAATTCATAAATTCTCATGTGTCATACGGCGGCGGTGGCGGAGGTGCAGGAGAATCATCATCCTCTGGCTACGGTACTGGTGGTTCCGCCGGAGATGGAGGGCAAGGCGGCGGCGGTGGCGGCGCTTCTAATCGAGGTTCATCTACTGGTGGCTTAGGTGGCGGTGATGCTACAAATGCAGGTTCCGCAGGCTCATCTTCAACTAATACAAGTACTACTTCTGGAGGAAGTGATGCAGGAGCCGGTGGACAATATTCTGGTGGCGGCGGCGGCGGCGGCTCATCTGGTAGAGGCAATGGCGGTAATGGTGGTTCAGGAACAGTAATAATCAAGTATAGAATAATATGAGGGGTATAAATGGCACATTTCGCAGAAGTAGATCAGAACGACAAAGTATTACGAGTAGTAGTGGTGGATGATGATGTGCTTAGAGATGCTGATGGAAGGCACAATGAGTTATTAGGGCAGACTTATTTACGAAAAATATTCAAGAATGAAAATTCAGAAAATAAAACCTGGTATCAAACATCATACAATGGTACTTTGAGGGTCAGATTCGCAGGCGTAGGTTACACCTACAATAAAGAATTAGACGCATTCTTAACACCCAGGCCTTTCGAATCTTGGTTATTGAATGAGACCACATATTCATGGGAACCCCCTGTAGATATGCCTGATAATGGAAATCGTTATGTATGGAATGAAGTTATAATGGAATGGCAGCAGCCAGAGGGGGAATGAGAAAATTGATGTCAATTTCTGAAGGATGTGAAAAAATCATAGAAAAAATGAGGTATGAAGTCAAGAAAGAAGGAGGCAAATGGAAACTCGTTTCCGATGCTCCAACCTCAGAGGAAACCTGTAGAGAGTGCGATGAAGAAGTTACTATGAACAACTATGGAGGTTGGATCGTATGCGACCTTTGTTACTACGAAATAGCAGTAGCTCCAGGTGTCCTCGAAAAAATGGATGAATTGGAATGAAAATAGCAGGCATTAGTTCAAGACCAATGTTATGGCAAACATATATGGAAGAATTCCCCCATCTAGAGGTCGCAACAATTTCTGGATTCAACAAAGGATTCAATTGTATAGCCTGGTCAATAGGGATAACTGATCGCTGGGTATGGAATGAAATAGATTCTAATTTAGATGGTACATCGAGCCTCAGCGAATTCATTCAATTCTATGGAAAACATGGATATACCCCAACCTCTAGTGAAAAATTAGCAGATGTGGCCCTATTCGCAATTAAGAAAGGAGAGGGTTACAATGTCACTCATGCTGCCAAAAGAAATAAGCAATATCCAGATAGGGATATATGGCATTCTAAAATGGGCCAGGGTGGAATAATTGAACATAAGGGGTTATCGGTATTCAAAGATTCACCTTATGGTACTCCAATAGCACTTTTTCGCAGGGAATAGATTATACGACAATAATAGGTGGTGATTAACATGTCCGTAGAGGGAATAGTAACTGAGATGATAGAATTATTGAACGCAACCTTGGTCGATGCAGCAAAGCACGATAAGGGTAACTCTAGCGCGGGTACGCGCGTCAGGAAGGCAATGCAAGCTACCAAGAACCACGCTCAAAGCGTGCGTTCAAAGGTCAGCGATGATAAGAATAACAGGTAAGGAAATCTAAACATGTTCTCCACCTCCTGTCGTTGTGAGGGCAGAAGTGGATGGAACTCCATAACACTAAGATGTGAAACCTGTGGAGAATCAATTCCACTAGATTATGCATTACAAGAGATAGACGCAAATAATAGGGACTAACTAGTATGGATCTTATAGCCACTACATTGCTTATTGTTTTGGCTTTGAGTTTAATACTATTCATAGTAACTATGTTGATATTTTTTTACTTTAGTTCTTACTATACCAAGTTCTTACAAGTAATATCTGACTTTAATGATGGTCGGACATTAGTAACTGAGAGGTATAAAAAATGAGTCACCCTCGAAAAAATTGGGCTTGTTTTAATTGTAAATCTCAAAGGCCAAGATCGTCAAGCAGTAATGGTCGATTGGGGGCGCTATGTGGTCGTTGCTATTTAGAAGAAAAAAGAAAAGAAAGAAGAAATGGTAACTGATGAAAAGTACTTAAGGAACCTAATTAGCGAGCCGGAAATTGTGCTCCTAACTACTAAGGTCGCCCTGCGGCCATTATTCGGTTGGGCAGCCAATCAACCATTAGTTTTGAGCTTCTTATATTTGTTTACAGATGATCCAATGTTCTACTATCAAGGCGTCGCATTACCACTTGCTCTTTGTTCAATATTTTGGTTAATACCCTTCTACCAGTGGTATGAAGAGCATATAGATAAAAACATCTAAATTTATTCCCAAACATCCATCGGGATCCCGCATTTACAAAGGTAGCGATTCTTCCTTCTTCCTTGTATATCAGTTTCTAGAACTTCAAATAAAGAAGCCTTCAAACCACAATCGAGACATTCTTTACTATTCATGCAGTAAGCCCCTCGAATGGATAAAAATGCCCGCAAGATAGGCAATACCAAGTCATCGATGAACAAAGGGGATGCCTCTTTTCTTTATCACAAAAACAAGGTAATGATTCTATCATATTATCTCTAGATGTCATTATTCTTCCTCCTGGACTCCTTTCTTTATTCTAAATCTATTATCAGACAATCTATGGAAGTCTGGATCTACTCTCAACCATGCAAAAGCCTGTGCGTGGTGTACGCCTCCACCTCTTCTTTGATCTTTGAGCATAGTTCCTGCATTAGTGACTCCATAGTAACAAATATCTACTGCGGTACTAGGCCCGTTCTTTACTATATAGTTAGTTGCAGCTTCCTTTAGGTACCGTTTTTTCCTAGAATTTCGTTTCTTAGCCTTAATCAATTATGCCGCCTCCATCTGTTAATGTGAAAATCCAGCCTGAGAAAGCTACTATTCCAAAAAATAAACTTGCTACGAATGCTCCTAGGATGGTGATTCCTAAAATACTTACCAGAACTAAAAAAAGGATAAAAAGAAGTTCAAATCCAAAATCTACTGCTGACATAGGATTGATACGAGTAGATAAGGCAATTAAGCATTACTATAAACATGAGTTAGTCAAAAGTCTTTATGGTTCTATGGTTGAGTATAGAGTGGGCAACCATAGTTAATAGTTGCATAACCAAAAACTTACTGCAACTATAACCAATAGTGCTAACCTCTAATTGATAGTTGTAGGTATAGGAATTGTTCTATTTTGAGGGTGAACCTCGGATGCCCCATAGATGAACCACATGGTTCGTATGTATCAGATATTTATTCCTAAAGGGTTCAATGTGCATGAACCTACCTATGTTAATTCACCACAGATATTATATGACAATTTCACCTGCCATGGTTCAATGAAAGAACTATGCCCAACTTGTAAATCACACCTCGTTCAGAAACAAGAAACTGCTCTAATCGCTATTTCAGGCTTATGGCCTGGAAAGGGGAAAGTATCAACCAAACTCGATAGATTGGAGATTAGAGAGCCAGGTATGGGAGGCGGAAGAAAGGTTTTTGGCTATATTTCACATGATAAGAAATTGATCATGAGTGATTATGGAGATGTCTGGGTACTGGCGAACCAGACGGGAAAGTGAGGATGAAATGAAAGAAGAAGAAGAAAAGGAACTAAACGAATTAATTAAATTGACATCTTTATCGCCTTTAGAAGAACTAATGCTTCAGAACAATATTTTGAGACATTCATATTTCGCTATTGAATGGCTGTGCAGTCTTATAGACAGATTTGCTATGCTTGAGGGTGTCCATCCTGAAGAAAAGCAAATCCAAAAGATGCTAGAATACACCAAATCAACTTCTGTTCACGAATTACTAATCAATTTGAATGAGGTGTTGGACAACCCAACCGATGAATACTACTACCACATGGGAAAAATTACTGAAAAATTGAATAAAATTATAGATAAAAATGATGATGAAGTACCTTACTCATCCTTCCATACATTCAGGAGTGCTATAAAGTGAAAGCAGTAGTATATACTAGAATATCAACAGAATACCAGGAAGACGGACATTCTCCAGAGGAACAGCTAAGAAGATGTAATCAATATGCTGAATTGGAAGGGCATGAAATCGTAGGTCACTATCACGACACAGGATCAGGTTCAGCATTCGAGCATAGGCCAGGGTATCTAGAAATGATGTCCAAAGCAGGTACAGAATGGCGTATAGTAGTAATATACAAATTAGATAGGATTCACAGAAACTTACGAAACATGGTCCTATGGTTAGACGACCTTCGAACCAAGGAATGTGATTTCATTTCAACAGAAGAAAGAGTAGATACCTCAACAGCCCAAGGAAGATTCTTCATTCAGGTAATGGGCGCATTCGCTGAAATGGAGCGTGAAACCATATCTACTAGAGTTAAAATGGGGCTAGAAGGAGCTAGGAGAAGCGGAAGGTGGATTGGAGTTCCACCACTAGGGTATAAAATGGATGACAACTATACCCCCCAAGGTACAAGGTTGAACCCTGGCTCTTTAATTCCCCACATAGAAGAAGCAAAGGTAGTACATGAAATATTAAAAATGCATGTTAGAGGTTACAAGACATCCCAAATAATCACAAACTTGATTGAGAACAGAAATTATACTAGGAGTGGTAGTCTAGTCTGGAATAGGAGTACAATCAAGGCGGTATTAGATCGTAGTCAATTATATTTAGCCGGAGCCATTGGGCTAACTGATGAATTTCAAGATTCAGACTTTTTGTTTGGTAAGGCTTTACAACAGCCAACAATTTATGGGGTTGGTATGGCCTTAAAGGGAAGAGAAGTGTTTTTGGCTCACGAATATGAAGAAATTTCTTCAAAATTATTAGAAGTGTCGAACTCCCCTACTTCTCACATAGATTATGTATGGGAGACGCTTAGACATACGAACCAATTAAACGACAATTCAATCGTCAGAAGGACATACAGAACCGAAGAGGAGGAATAAAGATGAAATCAAAAAAATCAAAAAAATCTAAAAAAACCAACGAAAGCACGCCAACGGAAAAAGAAGAACACTATCCGGTTGAACCAACTAAGCCAAGTATCTCAGTTGACGAACTAAACGCCATAGGAATTACTATGATGTCTTCTGGTCTTTCCATTGATAGGATGAATGAAAATGAACAGCGCATTCAAATAATGAATGAATCATGGGAATTCACGCAACTATTAATCAAACAAACAATAAGGGCGACAAGAAAAGAAGTCAATGATAAATTGATTGAATTCTTCCAAACATTCCCTGAGGCCCTTGACCCAATCAAGCAGCAATTCATCACCCCTGCAGAAGAGGAATGATTGTGAATGAGGCTACAATATCTGTTGGAGCTGGGACACTGATCCTAACGGTGTCTTTACTGTCAGGTAACAGTATTATCCAATCAGCCGGTGTAGCCTTAATGGTAATATGTACAATTTTATTGGGTATTGACATGCTAGGTGTCGGGAAATACAAAAAAGAACTTGAAAGATTAACTTCGGGTGGACTGTGGGTAAATGAACTAGAGACATTATCAGGAAAAGACCTGGATGGGGATAATGAGGTAGGCAGAAATGAATAATCAGCAAAAAGACTCTCGCAAATTTTCAATGAAAGAAAATGTTGTACCGCAAACTAAAGCCAAGAGTAAAATTTCCAAAGCGATCTTTATCGTTAATGCAACAAAGGCCGCAAAAGAAGAATATGAAGAATGTATAGAATATACGAAAGATGCTATTTCAGAAACAATAGAACTTCTCCGTCAAGGAAATGCATTCGAATTCACACCAATTGGTATAATGAACCAAAGAGAGCAGGCGTTTGGGCCATTTGAAAATAAAAAATTAGCGTCCTACATGATACCCTCTATCCTCAATGAGCAGGGAAAGGACTGGAAGGGTCATGTATGGGCATACGGTACTTTACCTATGATATGGGAAGAATATCTCGAACCAAATTATCAAGTTCCCAGAGTATATTGGTGTAAAAAATGCGAACATTCCCAGCCATTCAAAGGTAGTTGTGGAAACTGTAAATCTAATGGTGAAAAATATGTGCCTACTCAACAGATAAAAGATTGGGATGACGAATTATGATCCGTGAAGCATCTGAAAGCATAAAATATAGAGCCCTACTAATTGGTTTAATATTAGTTGGGATGGGGCTTATTAGCCCCAATGTAGCCCCCATACCTATTGCATTTGGTATAGTAATAGTCTTATTAGCGTCATATGACAAAGCAACAGCATCTTGGAGGAATTTTAACAATGAGTAAGAAAACAAAAGGTAGTAATTCATCAAGATCTAGAGCAAGTGCAAAAAGAGCGTTGCCCCAGGCTGAAAAATCCGCACCTTTAGTTAATTTAGGAGATGAAATGGCTTTCCAAAAGGCAACGCAAGTAGTTGCAGATAAATACGAAGAGCAAATTAGAAAAATAAAAGATCACCATGCTAAGGAAATGCAGTCCTTACTTATGGGTATGGAAGGTGATTTAGTATCAAAACCATCTCTTTGGTCAAGATTAACTAGAAGATACAAAGATGTATTCGTAGTATTCAATCACAATCTTCCAGTATGGTGTCCAAAAAAGGCTTGCCCTACCAGGAGAGAGGGAATAAATTGGGGGATAGAAGCCGTAACAACGGATCTCCCTATGGCCCTAGATTATATTAGTGATTATTTCAGCCGTAATCAGGATAATGATTACGCACATGCAAAACTTCTACACTTACAAGTTGATAGAACAAGAGGTAACGGAGCAGTTGTGGATGAATTATCTTGGACATGGGCTCACTGGAGAAATTCAGATCACTTCCATGATAAGAAAAAGATTACTGCTAAAATGGTAAAAAATCTATTTAAGCAAGCTAGGAACTAATATAATTACGCCAAAAGCAGTAGTGATTGCTAATAATTTAGCATTTTTTGGACGGTCCGCCTTTTCTCCCTTCAAAACTGCAGCCACAGCAGCAGCTACAGCAATCGCAACAGCACCCGCAAACATACCTTTGCCTGGTACATAAGTTCCAGTATTACCAAGTCCAGGTGTAGGAGGTTTTGGAACTTGAGCAAAACTCTTTTCGAATACAACTGGTCCTTGTCCTACATCGTACATTCAATCACCCTATATTGTCAAAGTCGCTGGGATAAGATACATGATAGTCCCTGCTACTATTGCAACGGAAGCAATATCGGAATAAAGTTCTTCTTTCTGGTTAACTCTGCTTCTCGCTCCCAGTTGAGCAAGGGCATAAGTTCCCAAAACTAACATAGTCAAATCAAGCGGCTTATTTTCTCCCCACTTAAGGCCATAGGCCCTCTTATTCACTAATGTATCAGAGGCAATATCTCTCACTCTTCGGTTCACAACTACGCCTAATGGTCTAGAACTGCCTAATCCAGATCGTTTTGCTCGATTAATTACGCTCCTAGTTTTGTCCCGAACTGGAGAGATCATAGTAAGCCGAAGGGGCTATTGGGAATAAACTCGACCCGTTACGGCGTTACGGTCTACAGTCGCCCGTAGACGCCTACTGCCAATCCTACAAACATAAAGAATCCAAATATTGCAAACATCATATCATCTGCCTCTAAAGTTGAAGAAGCAGTAGCTAAGAGGAATGTAGCGACCATCATACAAGCAATCAACTGAATTACAATAACATGTCTCATAACTTCTGGCTTAGGGTTAAACCAATCTTCCATCATCGATTGTACTGATATATTCGTCTGCGGGTCATTAGAAGTCAATAATGACTTCATCATATCTTCAATTTCATCTTTATTTGTCATTTAACTCACCTTATACGCTTGGTGGTGGAGTCATGGGTGGCACACCCATGGGTGCATATCCTGGTGGCATTACAGGAATTCTCGGAACTAATCCTCCTGTGCCTACATGAAGTCCCCAATTCATTATGTTCGATAATGCTCCAGGGCCTCCTTGTGATGGATCTCCTCCAGCAGCAGATTCTAACAAACCTGCGATGCCTGTAGATTGTGCCGTCAATGCTGCAGCTTGCTTATGTGCGCTGATGACTGCTTTACCTGGTTCCACGAAAGAAGTCTTAAGGTGTTCAGCAAGTCCGTTAATCTCTGCTTGTACTGTAGTATGGGTGAGTCCCTTTAATCTAGTACCTTCATCTGTAAGTTGCTCCAACTTAGGTTTAAGGAACATTCCTGAACCATCTTCTGCTTCCATTAAATTAATGTGATAACTCTCAAAAAATGACTTAAGGCGATGATCAACTACTGTGGAAATTAACTGAGCCATAATCAATAATCCTTGTTGCTCTGATAGGAATGCGGCCATTGGATTATAATTCTGCAGGAGATCTGCATCAATATCGACTTCCGTAGGCTGGGTATAATACCCTAATTGCTGATATAACATATCAGGGGTCAAATAGGGGTTTGCACCACCCATTTGTGGCATTGCGCCACTCATTTGCATAGGAACCTGCATAGGCGCTTGCGCTGGAGCAGCCGCGCCCCAGGGTGATGCTGCGGCCACAGGTGAAGCACTAGTAAGGTAATTGTTGTATCCGGAAGTCATGTTATCGAACCTCCGAAGGCGCTGTGTCGGTTAATCCTGTTGATGATTCTTGCCTTCTAAATTCTCTCAAATCTAAAGTAATAGTTGTTAAATCGACTTCTCCCGTAGTAGTATTAATGAATTGATTAATTCCAATTCCCTTTCCTTCATATTTCAAAGCAAGTTGAAAAAACGGTTCAAACTCTTTTACTATTCCAGGAGTTTTCTTTACTGTATTGTCAATTTGTTTAGGAACCATCTTGATCCTCTTCTTCTTCCAAAGGAACGAACTCCTTTCATTAAGACTTTCTTCTTCTTTCTGAGACTTCCATTGACTAAATAGCCAATAAAGTTGCAGAAGTTCTGGGCAATATGATGAACGCAAAGGACTTCCTGAATCTACTCCCATTAATGCTATAAATGCTTTAGGCCTTCCAGTTCGCCCATCTGCAAAGAACTCAGTAAACAAAGTCCTGCCATCATCTAATGGGGTGAGTGTATCTGAATCTAGTAGCGGTTTAGAAAAAGCATCAGCTCCTAATCCTGTAAGTTGAACCCCTGTGACGCAACATTGTCCGTACTCGTTATATTTTGGCCCTGTGCCCATCAACCCCCATCTCCTGGCAGGCATCAAAACCCTTCTTGCATTCTTAATATTTTTTTCTCTTCTCAAGACAGGATCAGGATCATTATCAAACTCAAAATTAACTTGAGGGTAGTACACAGAAGTAGTCGCCATCAGTACACGGAAGCGTCTTTGTCGGTTAAGCGTGGCGGATTAGGATTTGGACTGTAAAAGATCCCAAATAACTCTTTCAACATTCCAATTCCTCAGCGCAGAACACGCTCTTTTGAGTGTAGGAATCATCAAATATCTTTGTAAACGAACTAAATCTCCTCTGAATGGTCCAAATATAGGGTGGTCTCCTATACGCGGAGTTTGATAGTGTGCCAACCAGTCACCCTCAACCCATAAATCTGCCTTATTAGCAACAATACCTACTATTTTAGGTTTGTAATTCTTAGCCATTTTCCTCAACTTTCTAGATCTGAATGGGTATTTACCACTAATCAATACATCAACAAACTTCTTGAATGTCTCTTGTTGCTTTTGATTAGTTGGATCGATAATGTGTCTGTGGTCAATTAAAAAAATTACAATCTGAACATTTCTAGTAACCATATCTTCTAGCCATAACTCAAAGTATTCTTCATGGCCTCCTATATCAGTAGTAGAGAGAGTTCTAGAGGCACTAACTAATTCATTAGCAGTTAATCTTACTCGTTTAGTGGATGGTTGAGGTAAGACATACTTTTTTTGTTTTTGATTATATGCGTGATAGGTGCTAGTTTCATGGTCATCATTTTCTATTACTTCTAACTCTCCTGTAGTGGAGATTTGTCTATTCAAAGTAGTTTTACCTGTACCCCAATAACCGTATATCCCTACGCGATGTTTGCGCCAGGATGCCCACAAATGTCGAAGCCAAATAATGCCCCCATAAGCAACCTGTACTTCACCGACCATTCTAACTACCAGTCGGTGATAGCATCTGAAACTTCTTCTTCGTCGTCCTCTTCTGCTTCATCGTCCTCTTCTTCTGCTTCATCGTCCTCTTCTTCCCACCAAGAATCTTCATCCTCTTCTTCTGCTTCATCCTCTTCTTCTGCTTCATCCTCTTCTTCTGCTTCATCCTCTTCTTCTGCTTCATCCTCTTCATCAAAAGAAACAAGGCGCAACCTTGGAACTTCTTCAGGTTCAGGTTCAGGTTCAGGTTCAGGTTCAGGTTCAGGTTCAGGTTCAGGTTCAGGTTGAGCCCTCATTCTTGGAGGCGGCGGTAATAATTCAGGTTCACTTTCAATGATCGGTTCATCCTCT